CAGCCAGAAGGTTGAGAATGAGTCCAAGAATAAACATTGCCATCATTAAGATGAATAGAATAAACTATTTCGGACCAGAGAGAACGCCTAATTTGTCTCTCTTCTTCTGTTCCCTCATAGAATGCTTCGACTACATCGAGAACACGCCACAAAAGTTCAGCATTTAGAGTTCCATCATAGTTGCCAAAGTCACCAGCAATAACTTTGTCTCCAACGGTACTTATAGCTGTACCAAGCTTTGTCCAATCACGCGAATATACGTTGACACCAACGCACGATTCAAAGTCAATCTTATGTCGCATCATGTGCGCAATAAAGCCCATAAAATACTGCCTAAACAGTATTGTGTAACACATTTCTCCGACAGAGAATAATCGAGTTTTACCTTGATTAACTTTTGCGATAGGACGACGCTCATCTTTCAGAGTGTCGCACCAAATTGTGGTTGGACGATTCGTCTTACACTGTTTAAGAAGCTGTTTATATTTCGCAACAACCTCAGGGTTATCAACAACGTAATCGGAATCACCCAACCACTTTGTTTTTCCTACTCCCGTCTTGACCCAACCGTAACCCGGAGAAGTTCCACGGTTAATTCCGGCATACATGTCGTCACCATCGACACCAGTAATAGCTTCTTCAAAAGACAGAACGCGTCTATCCTTTTCAGAAATATCACTAGTGACCATCTGCGTGAAATGTAAAGTTGCATTATCAAGCAACTCCTCATCCATTTGGAATGGAGCCGGAGAAGCCTTAGCACGCGCTTTAGCCATTGGATCTACGATTACATCACCATCCTTAAAAGGTTTTAGGAATGCCGGTTTCATCGTCGGCTCGCAAATAACACCATGAATAGGAGATGGTGTAATTTGGCTATCGACTGCTTGATATGCTTTCTTCAGCATGCTACCGAGATACATAAAATTGCCCACAAATGGCAGGTTAAGCGACCAATGAATTTCTTCATTATCAACCTTACCCGTCACCTTGAGTTCTTCTTCTGCGATTTCAGCAGGGTATTGAAGACTGCATAAGTGCTTGATCGACAAGCACTTCTCAAGTTTAGCTAGGATCTGCTGGGTCACGGGGGTACCGAAACCTGTATAAACAGTTCCTTCCTCACCACCAGCGTGGATTCCGAAAATCTTGTTATTGAAATTCGAATCGAATGCTACTAGTGCACCTCCACAATCTCCCGAAACAGTTTGAATACCATATTCGAAGTATTGACGGCAATAACTGATAAAGTTCTTCGCTTGAAAAGCGATTGCAGAGTCAACTGCGCGAACTCGATCGGAAAAATACTGTCGAAGCATTACCTGTTCAGACGGCAAA